TTAATTGAGTCTCTTACAATTGCTCCCTGTGCTCCTCCAGAGCCTGCAGTAATTGATTGTATGGATGAAAACGCAACAAATTATAATCCAGATGCTGATGTAAATGATCAGTCTTTATGTGAATATCCACCATGTGAAGGATGGGGTGAACCCTTTGTAGATCAAATATGTGATGGTGGTCAAGCACTTCTTTATTGGAATTGGGAAGCCTCAGATAATCCTAATTGTAATGTAATTCAAATAACTTATAGTGGTGAAAACACTAACTCTTACAACTTTGATGTTAATATAAATAATGGTATATGGGGTGTTTATACTGGTAACGGTCAAATGCCTCCTAATTGGGAAGAGGAATATTCATTCCAAGCAATGTTTGCTGATAGTACTATGTCAGATACTTTAACCTATACACCATACCCATGTACACAAGGATGTACAGATGATGATGCTCCTAATTATAATCCATGGGCTACAGTAGATGATGGATCCTGTGGAGGTCAAGCATGTGATGTGGGATATACTTCTATAACAGTAGATATAACATTAGACAATTGGCCAAGTGAAACAGGTTGGTCATTAATTAGTGGTGGTGTAATAGATGAACATATTGATGGAGATTATGATTATCAAGATATAGGTCAAACATTTTCATATTCTTACTGTGTAATGGAAGCTGGATTTGAATTTATTATATCAGATACATATGGTGATGGTTTAGCTGGTTCAACTACAGGTGGAACTTTAGATGGAGATGTTCTTATTAGAGGTTGTAATGGAGATACAATAACTCAATTATCTTCTGGAACTTGGTTAAATGCAGCACAAGAAAATGTTGGTGTTGGTTTTGGTAGTGTAGCTTATTCAGGATGGCAACAAGCTATTATATGTGAGACAGATAATGTTGCAGGATGTACTGATGCAGCATATCAAGAATTTAATCCAGAAGCTGTTATAGATGACGGCTCATGTATTACAGAACATGTATATGGTTGTATAAATGAAAATGCATTTAACTATGATGAGAATGCAACAGCAATGGATATATATCCTAATTGTAACTATGAACTGTGGATAGGAGATGCAGCTGCTGATGGTTGGGGTAATTCATTCTTAGGAGTTGTACAGGGTGATAATCAATGGACATTCACAATGGGTCCAGGAGAATATGAACAAACTTTTCCTATTTGGTTAGAGACAGATAAACCGGTAAAAATATTTTACTTTGAAGTGGGTGGAGCACAAACTCCTCCAGAAGAAGTGGCCTTTCAAACGTTACATAATTCATTTAAGTTAACTAATGATAATGGAACTGTATTATTATATGAAGGATGGAACCCTTTTGCAAACAATGGTCAAGGTGCACTTCAGGCATTTGAACCTCCATTCTTTCATACATATCAAGCAATGCCTTTCTGTGGTACACTTTGTATTCCTACAGTAGAAGGTTGTTTAGATGCTACAGCATTGAACTATAATGAAGAGGCTAACACTAATGATGGTAGCTGTATAGAGATTATAGAAGGTTGTACTAATGAATTAGCTTTCAACTATGATGAAGAAGCTAACTATGATGATGGGTCATGTGAAGCTGTGGTTGTTGGGTGTATGGATGAAATAGCTTGGAATTATAACGAAGATGCTAATACAGATGGTGGTGATTGTATATATTTAGGATGTACTGATGAAGCTGCTTGTAACTACAATTCAAATGCAAATGCAGATAATGGGGGATGTACTTATCCTGATCAATATTATAATTGCAGTGATGTATGCATAAATGATGCTGACTCAGATGGAATTTGTGATGAGCTTGAAATACTAGGTTGTACTAGTATAGCTGCTATTAACTACATGCCAGAAGCTACAGATGATGACGGTAGTTGTATTGGTATAGTGTATGGTTGCACAGATCCTACTGCTTTTAATTATAATGCTACGGCTAATACAGACAACGGTTCATGTGTACCTATAATATATGGATGTATAGACAGTACAGCATTCAACTATGATCCAGATGCTAACACAGATAATGGAACTTGCATAGAGTTTGTATACGGTTGTACTGATAATACAGCTCTTAATTTTGATCCATTAGCAAATACATTAGATAATTCTTGTTGTTATCTTGGAGGTTGTACAGATACTACTGCACTAAACTATGATGAAGATGCATGTTTTGATGATGGAAGTTGTGTAGTTATAATAGAAGGATGTGCAGATCCTAACGCATATAATTATAATCCATTAGTTAATTTACCAGATAACTCTACTTGTCTTTATGATGCTGGTTGCTATGGTGGACCGGGTGAACCTTATTGGTTAAATGATCCTTGTTATGCTTGGGTAATAGATGTAGATAATTATTGTTGTACAGAACTATGGGATGAAACTTGTCAATCTATGTATAATTATTGTGAAGAAGGTTGGCCTGTAGACTTAGATGAACTATCAGGTAGTGATATAATTGTATATCCTAATCCTACTGCAAATACATTTACTGTAGAAACTAGATTAGATGTTGATGTAGAACTATATAATATGATAGGAGAAGTTATAGAAATAAATAATATAAAAAGAATAGATTTATCAGATTATCCTGATGGAATATATAATTTGATTATTACATATGATAAAATAAGGGTAACTAAGAAAGTAATTAAATTATAAAATGGCAAAGAAAGGAGCTACAAAAGGCTGTACTATTAAAAACGGCTGTAAAAGTAAGAAAGGTGGTCTTACTGCTAAGGGCCGTAGAATGATTAATAAAAAAACTGGATCTAAACTTAAAGCTCCTCAGCCAGGTGGAGGTCCAAGAAAAAGATCTTTTTGTGCTAGATTTAAAGGTATGAAGGGTCCAATGAAAAAACCAAATGGTAAGCCAACACGTAAGGCTCTTGCAATGAAAAGATGGAAATGTTAAAATAATTATTATGGCAAAGAAAAAAGGTACAGTAAAAGATTCATGTTATCATAGTGTAAAAGCTAGATATAAAGTATTTCCATCAGCGTATGCTAGCGGTGCAATAGCTAAATGTAGAAAAAATAAAGGAAAGAAAAAGTAATGGCGGTTAGAAAAACAGCTAAAGGCGCAGCACTTAAACGTTGGTTTAAAGAAAAATGGAAAGATGAAAAAGGTAATCCTTGTGGATCATCTAAAAATAAAAAAACAAAAAAATGTAGACCTACTAAAAAGGTTAGCAGTAAAACACCTGTAACATGGAAAGGTGTTGGTAAAAGAAAATCAGCTGTAGTAGCTGAGAAAAAAAGAGTTGGTATGGGTAAACGTACTAGCTCATTAAGAAAGCGTAAAAAAAAGAAATAGTTATGAAAAAAGATTTTAAACCTCATTTAATGTGTCCTAAAAACGGTAAATCTGTAATGGCTAAAACATATGAAGAACATTTAAAATATAAAGAAATGGGATGGGGACATGATTGTTCACCTATTAAGAAACAAACAGGAGGTCAAGTACAAGCGTGTGGTTGTCCTTATGGTATGGAACTAGGACCTAACAATTTATTATAATTATGAAACAAATTATTCTCTCTATATTATTTTTATTATCATTCACAATAAATGCACAAGACAGTAAGTTTAAAAAAGAACTTAAAAAAACTTTCAAGTTTTCTACATTCTATGCTGCAGTAAATGGTGGTACTTCTATTTCAGATCAGAATACATACTCTATATTAGATGGACTTCAAACCGATGTAATAGAAACTCCATTTGATTATGCACTTACTTTAGGTGTAAGAAAAATACAAAGATTTGGATACGAAAACAAAGCTAATACATTCAAGGATGGTACAGAGTCTTCTTATTCTGATGCCGCTACAATAGGACGAGTTAAAGGATTTGAATATTTATTTGAAGTAGATTACCAAAGAAGATTTGGTGATAACTATATAGATCAGAATCATTTCTTACGATATGTGGCAGACAAATGGGTTGCTAAAGTAGAGTATTTACAAGATGGTTTTGCAGATGTAGAATACTTTGAAGCATCACAACGATATAGACATAAGTTTGGAAAAAGACTATCAATTAATGCAGGAACTGTACAACGAATATCTGAACCTTATGGGTTTGATCCGTTAGCAGAGTGGGTGTTATCCAACGGAAACTTACACTACACAAGCCTTGCTTTAGAAGAAGGTTACACAATTGGCTTTGACCCAGCAGGAATAAGCTACTTAGATCCTAGTGGAGCCGTCGTGGCAACAAGTAGTGAAGTGTGGGAAGAGGTTGTTATACCACAAGTTCTTGATGACTATGTTAAAGCAAGCAAAGATGCATTACCTGTACAATGGTGTTATTCTGTAGTATTTGGTCTTGACTATTATCATTACACTAAAACTATTTGGCTACATTCATGGGCCAACATACTTCCTTATCATCTTAATACCGAGGGAGACTACTCATATCATAACTTCAATGGTGGTAACTGGATAGATTATTCTGGTGGTTTAATCTTTGGATATAAGGTTAATAAAAACCTTGGAATGTTTATTGAAGGTAAATATAACAAGTATTGGAATAGAGAATGGTATGATTTCAAATTTGGAATAAACTATATCATTCTTTAATATTCCCTTATTTTTTTGTATATTATTATATAACCAAAACGTAACATTATGAACTGGATAAACAGTTGGCGTGAAGGTAACAAGAAGAATATTGTTGACTTCACATTTAGATTTGGGGTATTAACCCTATTTGAATTAAAATGGAACCCTGGCAAAAGCTTTAGGTTCTTAGTATTAAACTTTGGATTTGAAATATAATGTGTCCTTGTCCAATATGTATTGTAGTAGCAGCTGTTGCTGCAATAACTTATAAGGTAATTAAAAGATAATATTATGATGGAAGGATTAAAAAATGTTATAGTCACTGATCAAAGAGCTCAGATGACTTTTTGTGCAAGCTGTAAAAGCTGTCCTGCAATTGATATATCCAAAGATTCAGACAAAGTAATTATTGGAGGTGATGACGAAGGTTACACTGAGTTCACCAAAGATCAATTTGCTTTGTTTGTAGAAACAGTTAAGGAAGGTGTTTATGATAAGTACCTTCCTAAAGACTGTGTATGTGGACAAACATCTAAAGAAGATGGTACTTGTGATGGATCTCACTCTAATGTGTGTGAAGAACCATCAGACCTAAATGAAGATGTCCCATTTGGAGATTAATTATTAAAAAAAAAGGATATGCCTGTTAAGAAAATTATAACTGCAGCAGCTTTTGCCGCAAGACAAGCTAAAAAAAAGAAGTTTAAGTGGATTGATAGTAAAATTAGCCCAACTGCAAAACAAAAGGCTGAAACTGCTAAAAGACAAGCAGCATATAGAAAAGCAAATCCACTTAGTAAAAAGTCAAAAGCTCAAATTAAAAAGAATAAGGCAAAAGAAGCACTTGATAAGAAAAAATGGAATACTTATCAAAAATCAATAGCAAGTAAGACAGATATGTCTGGTAGACCTATAAAACCTAAAGTAAAACCTAAAGTAAAAAGAACTAGAAAAAAAGTTGATCCTGCAAGAAAAGCATATTTAGATGCCGGTCTTGAACCAAATTATATTGGTCAAGGTTATCATAAAAATAGCCCTTTTAGAAAACAATATGGAGGAGCAGTTTATAATAATAGAGGAATGAAAGTTCCTGGAATGAGATATGGAAATTAAAAATTAAAAGTTATGCATGTATATAATCATAAAGGAATGAAGGTGCCAGGCATGATCCAAGATGGTGGTGCCCTAGGTCAAGCCGCTTTAGGTGGTGGTCTTAAAGCTTTAGCAAAGAAAGCAAGTAAATTTCTTAAGACAAGAAAGAACGCTGGTAGATTAGATAAAAATGGTAAGAAGATAATTGATGGTAAAGATCTAAGTAAATTAAAATTTAAAGGTGTAAATAGATGGGGGCAAAAGGTAACTAAAACAGGAGTGAAAGGAAAACCTAAAACTATAGGTAAATATGATGCAGATGGCCGTCCTATAAACAGATATTATAACTTGTTTTATTAGTATGAGAAAAAACACAAGAAATATAAACTTAAAAAAGATGAAGACTGGAGGTAGTCCCAAACAAAAACCCATACCTAAAGATATACAGTCTTTAAGAACAAGTAAGTATAAAGGAATGATAAGATAAATATTATGCCAATAGGAGTAACAGCATTAATAGCATCACAGGTTTTAAAACCTTATTTAAAACATTATTCTAAAACACATAATGCTGTTTTTGGTCCAGGGTTAGATGATATTGAAAGAACTCATGGAAAAGAAACACGTGATAAAGTTGATGCATCTACTCATACTTATGGTGTTTCCGGTCCAGGTAGTGGTTATAGTGCTAAGATGAAAAAAGGAGGATGGATACAGAAAGCAACAGCTAGTATAAAACGTAGAGGTACTGAAGGTGTCTGTACGGGATCTAAATTTGGTGGACCAACATGTCCCCCAGGATCTAAAAGATATAACTTGGCTAAGACTTTTAGAAAAATGAATAAGAAACAATGTGGCGGAGGTATGATGTGTGGTGGTGCTGTGGGCCCTAATGGAATATTATAAAAATTATGATATGAGAATATTTTTTTGTATATTATTAATAGCAGGCTGTGGTTTATTTAACCCAGCAAAGTACAATCCTAATCCAGTTGTACCAGACTGCCATGAAGAACCAGCAAAAGTGGATACAATTAGATTAACTAACGGTGTTGATACTATTATTATATTAGACACCCTAAAAAGAGAATAAATTATGATAATGCCAATATTAGGAGCACTAGGTAGAGGAGCTATGATGGGCGCAAGAGGCCTTTCTAGATTAGCTATACCTGGACTTGCTGGATACGGAACTTACTCTGCTATTAGAGATTTAAAAAGAAGAAGAGCTGAAAAACTTGCTGCTTTAAAACAAGCAAAAGCAGTTCAAGCTCAAGAAAGAGGATATTTACCTCAATCTCAGATGACAGATGCACAATATAGAGCAATGATGAAAGAAAAAGGTTATGCAAGAGGTGGTTCTGTATATAGTAGAGGAAGAAAAGTTCCGGGAATGTATCACGGAAGGTAACTAAAACTTAAAGTATGGGAATACTAGGAAAGATTTTTTCAGGTGCAGGAAGCAACCTGGTAGAATCAGTAGGTGGTGTAATAGACAACCTAGTAACAACAGATGAAGAAAAGCTTGATGCAAAAAGAAAGCTTAAAGAACTCATCTTGAGTCATGAAGCTCAGATGGAAAAAAATATAACTGACCGTTGGACGGCAGACATGAACTCTGATAGTTGGTTAAGTAAAAATGTAAGACCTATGGTTCTTATTTTTTTAATAGTATGTACTATGTTATTGATTTTTATTGATGCTGGTACAATTAAATTTGAAGTAGAAGAAAAGTGGACAGATCTTCTACAATTGGTTTTAATAACAGTTATAGGAGCTTATTTCGGTGGTAGATCCGTTGAGAAGTTCAATAAGAAAAAGAAATAATTATGGCAACAAGTGCGTTTAAAAATATAATTAATTTTGGTAAAGGTCTTGGTAAACAAATTGGTAAAGTTAAACCTATAAAAAAGGTTGGTGATTATATAAAGAAAACTGCTCAAGAAGGATCTAAAAAAACGGTAACTCCTAAACCTAAAAAGAAAGTAACACCTAAATATGAAGGAGAAACTCCAAGAGTTAGAGTTAAAAAGCCTTTAACTAAAAAACAATTTAAACAAAAAGGTACAGCACAAGGAAGTAAACGTAAAAGTCCTTACGGAACAAAAGGAAGTACTAAAGGATATGCTGCATATATAAAAAACTTTGGTAAAACAGGTAAAACAGGTAAAACTACAGGCAAGACAACTGGTAAATCTACTGGTAAATCTACTGGTAAAAAATCAGTACTTGACAGAAATATAAATCCATTTGCAGGTAAAAGAACAATTAGAGGTGCTGGTCAAACTATTGGTAGTGCAATTAAGTTTGTTAGAAAAAATCCTGGAACATCTGCATTGTATGGTCTTGGAACTCATTATGCTGGAAAACAATTAGGATTATGGGGTAGAGATAAGGTTAATACTCCTGAAATAATAAAACCTAAATATGATGATTATTACCCTACAAATAAAATTAAAAATATAGAAAGAGATGGAGGATCTGTAAGAAGAGCTCCTGGAATGAGAGGTGGAGGAGGACTTAGATGGGTTAATGGTAAATGGGTTAGATAATGAGTGCTTATAAAAAAGCTATAGGTTGGTTAGCTAAAACTTTAAGCCGTAGAAAACCTAGAAAGATTGAAACAAGGCTTAATAGACCTGAAAGAGGTTATCCTTTTTTAGGAAGTTTAGATGCAAACTTTCAAGATTATGCTAGAAAGAATTTGCTACCACTAAAAGGATGGGGGATTGAAACACCTAAGAAGATAGTCAAACCTCCTGTAAAAAGAAAAACTGTAACTGGGAAACAGTTAAGAATTCCCGGAATGAGATCTGGTGGAAGTTCACTTAGAAAAGTAAATGGAAATTGGATTAGATAATAAATATTAATATTAAAAATAATTTAATTATGGCACGTAGAAAAAAAGCAGCTCCTAAAAATAGAGTATATAAAAGGGGCGGAAGTTTAAAAAAAGCTAGTAGAGGTACTGGCGCACCCTTAAAAAAAGCATTTTTAGGAGATGTAGGTAATTGGTTAGATGATAAAATAATTAATCCAGTAGTAGGAGGAATTAAAGATATTGGAACTGGTATATATGATACTGGAGCTGGTATATATGACTATCTTGGTGATGCTGATAGATTTTATATTACTGGTGATCAAGATGCATTTGGTTGGCAAGAAACTCCTGATATGACTTATAATGAAGCTATTAATCAAAGGAGACCTGATTTTTTAAAGACTGAGACTGGTGAAAGACATAGTGTGAATCCAAATCAAAGTACTAATATCAATTATACAGATAGAAATAAGAATAAAAAGAATACAAGTTCTTCTTCTTCTTCTACAACTTCACCTGATACTAATTGGAGAGGTGTTCCACAAACTCAAATGACTGATGCTCAATATAATCAAATGATGATTGATAAAAGAGCAGGAAAAAGATATGGTGGTACAAAGAGATATAAGTATGGTGGTGAAGGTCATGTTGTTCCTGGTAAATTCTTAAGAAGAGGTCCTAAAAGATAAATTATGGCAAGAGGATTTATAGATAAAGCTGGTAAAGCTATTAAGAAATTTTTCTCTAAGAAGAAAGGTAAAGCTGGTAAACTTGTACCTAAAGGTATTAGAAAAAGCACAAGCAGAAATAACAGCTGGACCAGGTGGACCAGCAATCCAAAAGATGCTAAAGCTTTTATGGATGCCGCTAAATGGAATAAAGCCAATACAGCTATAGGTATGGATCCAAAATTACAGAAACTTTTCAAAACACGTAATAAGTTTATTACTAAAGATGCAGCTGCTTTTGGTACTGGTGCTTCAATAGGTATAATAAATGATAAAGAAAGAAAAAGAAAGGCAAAACATGGCGGGCATATTGTACCAGGAAAGTTTCTTAGACAAGGAGATTTAAGATAATGGCAAAGTTAGGATCATTTGTATTTAGGGGATCTAATAGCAAAAAAAGAAAGGGCGTGCACTCTAAAAATGCTAGTAGATCTCAGAATGCATATAAGAAACCTTATAGAGGACAAGGTAGATAGTACACCTAGTAGGATTTGAACCTACAACCTACAGCTTAGAAGGCTGTTGCTCTATCCAGTTGAGCTATAGGTGCATAAAACAAAAAGGGAGTTATTACAACTCCCTTTTTTTGGTTTTAATAAGGAGTTTTTAAGAGTCTCCTCTCTCTTTGATCAATCCCTCAAGAATTATAAGATAGTTTATGGCATCTCCTATTTTTTCTTCTAACAGTTCATCTGTTGGGACTTCACCGGGACATTTGCTTATAATGGTTTTAATACATTCAAAATGTTTACAAGCATATTCCCATGCTACACCTTCTGGTGTATCATGAAAAGAAAAACCTACACCTTTTTTAAATGATTCAAATACATCATTTACATTAGCATATTCTATCATTTTTGTGGAGTAAGTTTCTCTAGTTTTATTGAACCTCTCTTCTAGAAGTTCCATGAATTTGTCATAAGTCATGCTAATTTCTCAGCTTGTCTTAAAACTTCAGGATCAACATATGGCATGCCATCCTCATTCACATTATTAGGAACAGTTGGTTCCTCTGTAGAAATAAAATTTTCTAGATTCATAAATAAAATAATTAAAATTAAAGTTTTTCACCAAAACATTTTTTCATTAATCTCGTTAATGATTTTTCAATGTAAGTAATGAAATCTACTATTGCTGTAAGCATAAATGCTACAAGCCAAAACTCTATAATGATCAATAATAAGATTGATCCACTTGTTATCTTTATGCAAGATAATAAAAAATTTAAAAGTTTACTCATAATTTAAAATATATATCTAATTTTATTCCAAGGTATTACATTATCATGTTCTTTTACAAATGCATCTATTAATTGTTTTTTTATTGTATGATGATATCTTAAATTTTCACTTCCATATTGTGATATTTTATCTTCTTGCATATCTGGTTTCCAAAGGTCTTTTTCTTGTTCAGTATAACCTGCTAAAAGATTGTCATAATGTTTAGTTACATTATGTGTTAAAAATATACATTCTGCTAATACATTATCTGTATCAATAACATGGTTATTTATTAGAGCAAATAACTCTTCATAATCATCTAACCATCCATCATATACAATTATAGGACTAAAGTTTAAATGTACTTCATAACCTGCATCTTTAAATTTATTTATTGCTTCTACTCTTTCTTGTATTGTTGATGTATTTGGTTCATGAAGTTTACGTTTTACTTCAGGAATCATACTGAATCTTATTCTAACTTTTTTTTCTGGATTGTATTTAAGTAAATCATTATTAACATATTTAGTTGCAAAACTTGCCATTATTTTATCATGATGTTTAAAGAAATCAAATATTCTTTTCCATTCATGATGTTTAGCATGAAGAGCAAAATCTTCATTACAACTAATATCATATGTAATATATTTATGATGTGTTTGATTTGGTTTCTCCACTTCTAATGGAGCAAATAAAGAGTGATTGTTTATTTCTGTTAAAATCTGATTTGTGTTTTTAGCTATAGATAATCCTTCAGGCTTATGCCTTTTCATATAACAATATGAACAATTATATAAACATCCCCAGCCAAAACTAGGAGATATAAAGTCTGTAGATCTACCCGAAGGTCTAATCTTCAGACTTTTTCTAATATCTCTAGTTATTTTCATATTTTGAATTCTTCAAATGTATCATAATCTTGAGCCTCCATATCAGCATCAAAATCAGATCCTTTAATAGCACGACTAAATACTCCAGCAGCATTTACAGAATCAGGTAGTGTATAAGTACCATCTGTATTCCAAGTTGTATCTCTTTTATGTAAACCAACTTGACTTAATAATTCTGCAGTCATAAATTCATGAAACTTAACTTGATCACTCATCCATGTTCTTGGGTGAGATTTCTTAAAAGAATGTGTAACATGATTATAAAATGTCCATGCATTATTAAGATCTGCTGAATAATGATATGATGGATCTTTCATTTCTGCTTTAATAACAGAAACTTGTGATGCATCAATAATTTCTTCATCTAAGAATAATCTGCCCACTAATTCTGCTTGATTCTTTTTAGATAGAAATATTTGTCTCATTTTATTTTTATCATCAATTAATTTATCAAAATACTTATTAGCTGACTTAATTTGTGAACTTATTTGAGTATGAATATCATGATCTGCTTTACCTGTATGTTTTCTAGCATAGTTTGCCATGTCTCCACATAACATACCATTGCTACATACATTTACGAAAGCTCCTACAGCACACTGAAACCGTGTACTTTTATCATAAGAATTAGTCCAAGCAAACATCATGCCCATTTCTTCATCTTTAGTAGAAGCAAGGTGATATACTCCTTGTGCTACTTTAGCATTCATATTTGCTCTGTAAAGTTCTTTTGTGATTCTAAATCCGTTATTGTTTAATAGAGTTTTAGTAACATCTATAACATTTTTATGAGGAATAACTGTATAAGTTTTTCCATGATTAGGTAGTGGTGCTGCCACTAACATATCTCTTGTAGTTGTTGTTGGTCTTGTGTATCCCATAATTTTAGTTGATTTATTGCCAATGGGAGCCGTGCACGAATGAAGTGTAAATCTTTATACACGACCTTTGGCTCCCTTGGACTTAATTACAAATATAATAATAAAACTTATTCAAACAACATTAATTGGTTGTTTTTTACACCAATTATATTATTTATTTCCTTTTCAATTGCATTAAGATAATATTTCTCATTAATGTCATAGTCTGACCACTTTTTATTTTCTATTTTATTCATTACAGTTTGAACCCATTGTCCAGACTCTAATTGTATTTCTCTTTGATCATTTTTATTTATTTTTACAATCTTGCAACCTTTATTTGAAATATAATATCTATTAATTTTTTGCAATTCATCTTGTTTTGCTATTCCATCTTTAACATATATAGCATGTTGTCTCCATGCTCCTTTAGATTTACCTCCTATACAATAATCAAGAATATTTCTATTATGTTTTATTGTATGTTCTGGTAAAGTTCCATCAACAAAGTATGCATATAATGCTTTTGGAATGATCAGTTTAGATTTGTTTTTATGAAGAGCTAACCCTTCAAACTCAAATCTACCTTTACATTTAGCTTTACCGTTACTATCTACCGCTATATAATTATTAACATCAGCTAATACTAATTTGTTATATTGATCATGTTCAAGATTAAGACCGGTTATTTCTTCCCATTCTTTACATACTTCCATATATTGAGGTATGTATTCTCTAGGGATTATAGTCTCAACACCATCAGTATTTTGCATTAAAGCAACAGCATCTGGTATTCTTGTCATAATCATTTCATATAACATCATTAATGTAAGTTGACCATTAACAGTAATAAACATAGTAAACTGCGGATCATATAGAAAAGAGTTTTTATCATTACTCAACCCGTAAGTTGAGTTTAAGATAATCTTATATACATAGTTCATTGGATCACTCTTTGGTATTTTCTTTCTTTCTGTAAAAAACCATTCATAGAGTTCACAAAATTTCTCTTTAGGTATATGTGCAGGAGAATATTTATTAACAATAGCTAAGTTAGGATAGAAGCTAGTAACATCTGAAGACATTATAACTTTTTTATCATCAGACTCATATACTCCGGCTTTAGTAGCACCATGGGCACCACCTAATCCAAAGTCAGTTTTTACACCTTTATATTTAACAGAAGACTTAAATCCTCCTTTAGTATAATTAGGATTAACTTCTACCGTTTTAAACTTTTCTAATAAAATTTTAAATTCAGGTGTCTCAAACTTAGTATAGTCTAATATAAGATCTTTAACTTTAATTACGTTTCTAAATGTTCTTAACTTTTTAACTTCATATTTTGGCATATCTAGCTCTTTACTAAGATAATAAGCAAAAATTTCTTTACTTATTCTTGGTTCAGATGCACTAAACAAGTTAATATTATATTTTTCAGTTAAGTTCTTTCTTAATGCTATTAAAGGTTTAGATCTATTAAAAATTTCTTTAGTTGCTTCTACATCATTAATACAATATTCAATAACTAAATCTAATTGATCTTGTGTATTTATCTCTGTATCATGATGTATAGGCATATCTAAGATATTGTCCCAGTCCATAGTATATTCTATCCACTTTAAACTAGATCTCTTAGCCATATTGTCCCAATGATTTAACTTAAACACATCTATTTGTTTAATAGACATATGCCATTCGGGAAACTCTTGAAATTCATGCTTGTTACTTTTATCAATGCATGATTGTGCATAATGATATATTTCTTCAGCAACTTCTTCACCAGACATTAACTTTAAATTCTCATATTCTTTTATTATATAGTGAGTGATTTGTGCATCAAATGCTAATCCATTATAGGATATATGCCACTCTTTATTTTCAATATTTTCTTTTAGAAACTCTATAAACGATACAAAATCATTACGTTGTTTACACATTGCAAAGATTTTGGTTTCTTCAGTTTTGTAATGTTTAAATACACCAACAAAACAATTCACTAGAGTTTCATAATCCATTATCCAGTGATTCATATTATTAAATTTTATATAAAAAAATAGGGAGCCGTCACACAAACCGGCTCCCTATCAGAAACAAGTATAAACTTGATTCATCATGAAAACAAAGGACATTTAAGGCTGCCCCAAACCAATAATTAAGCTTTCTTAATCAACTCTGGTTTTCCAACAGATATTATATCATCTTTTGGATCCTTTTTAGGAGTTGTGAAAGACTTGTAATCAAATGTTTTTGCATTCACAGCAAAAGATTCAATGAATCCATTGATCTCTTCAGGGGTAAGTAAGTAAAATTCTGAAAATGTATCTACTAATCTTCTTTCCTCTTTATAAGTCTTACCATTTGCTCTTTGTGTTTTAACCTTAATTGGATCACCATTGTCATCTAATTTAGGAACCATATGATAAGATTGCTTCATTACTTTAGTGATAACTGCCATAACATTGTCTTTTTCAGAATACATACACTCTACATAAGGACAATCATTTGTGATAGGTATCATCTTAAATGCTTTTGCCATACTTTGAAAGTCTGGTGCATTTATTAAAATCATATTTTTGCCAATTTTTTCTGCCATAATTAAAATATTTATATGCAAATATAATAAATTATTTAAATAATTGTAATTCTAATACTTGTTTTTTAAAATCTTCTTTTTCTAAATTTGGTTTATCACATAATTCTTTCACTTCTTCTAGTATAGAAAAAGGTATATTAAGAATTTCAGAATATATTTCATAATATTTTTCAGGATATAGATAACTTTCCATATATTCAGATATAGTTCCAGTATCTCCAAAAAATTCCATAATTATTCTTTTAGTTATTAAAGAAAATTCAGAATATTTACCTTCTCTAAATTTTTGTAAATCTTTTTTGAAATATGATAAATCAAAAACTATTAATTCTAAATTATCTGTATTGTGTCTAGAGTGATATAATTCATTTTTTTCTAAATATTCTCTTACAAATACATTAAATGCTTCTTTTCTTTCTATTTCTTCTGTATTATTTGTTGTTTGTTCTATTGCATATGCACAGACTAATATGTCTTTAGAACTAATGAGAGAGTTTTCCCATTTTATATATGTCTCTATAGGAACAAATCTTATACCCTTTTTTATTCCTAATAAAGGGTATAAGAATACTTTGCTCTTTTGAAAATATTGTGTATAAATTTGTTTCATAGTGTTACATTACCGTTAGCAAATACATATGGCAGATCATATTTTCTTTCACTGTAATGATAATTTGCTTCTTGTAATGCTTCCTTCAAAGATGTCATCCATCTCACTAATGTTTCCTCTGATACAGGAAAGACATAGACCTGATCATATTTGTCTATAACAACAAATTTAAAAATAATTTTGTATTTCTGTTGATTTTCATCAACATTTTTAACAACAAGTAGTGAATATATGGCTGCTTGGAGCCAATAATTATAAAAATCCACTGTTTCTGCAAAACTTTCTAATGGTTTTGCTGTTGTTTTAAGATCTACAATTGTTATTGTCTTTGATTCATCATCAATTATATATTTATCTATTATACCTTTTAGTCCAAACTTATAATCATTTAATTTACATTCTAATTTCTTTTCATTATATACTTGAATACTGTCCATTTCAAAATCAGTAGCTTCTTGCATTAGTAACTTAGTTACATCATCATTAGCTCTAATTAAATGTACACGATCCATACAATGTGCAAATGTATCTGCATCAACAATAGTTTTACCTGTTGTTTGTAGAAATTTAAAATATTCTTTACTTTCTTCTGTTATTATTTTATCTAATCTTTTTTGATCTTCTTTAAACGATTGGTATAAATTTTCTTCTTTTAATGCTTCTAATATTTGATCATCTAATTCTTCTAACTTAATATAATTATTTGGATCAACAATTTTACTGCTGACAATTCTTAATATTTTCTTGACTGAATCTGTAGGCATCTTTAAAGGTGTCATTACAAATTCTTCATTAAACTTATCTGGTTCTAATAATAAAAGATGTGTTAATTTACCTTCTATTAAATGTTTATCCATCTTAAGTTCCCTTTCTTTAAGGATATAATCTTTATAAAAGAGTTTTGGTGAAAATAATAACCTGTTCAAGGAAGAGTAACTAAAGTTAAACTCTCCCTTATAAAACAGATCTTCTTTGACTTTATCTATCATAATCTATGTGATTCAGTGTGCATATCAACCATTGCTTCTAGGTCATCAAGTATAAGTTGTTCACTTTTAACTTTTGTTTGAAGTTCTGGTTTTAATTGGATACTCTCAGGACTAATACTAAATACATTTTTACTATCAACACCCATCTGAGATGACAATACATCATCATACATCTTTTGAGCAACCTCTTTCCATGCATACTCAGTTAATGCATCATCTTTAATTAAATATTCAATTAAATAATTATAACTATGACACCAATTCCAACCATTCATTTGTATATATTTGTCAAACTTTTTCCTCACGGATTTAAAGTTAACACTATTCCATATACCGGCATCTTTCATAGAATCACTTAAGAATGCAAATAATAGTGCTAGATATGTATGAGATTCTTTAATATTACAATTAGCAATCATTGCTAATGCTAAGTTCATATTTTCTTTGTCTCTAGTACCTTGCCAACCACAACCACTTTCGGTTTTTTCCCAACCAAGCATAGTTTTAAGTTGTACATACATCTCTTCAGTTAATACTTCAGAATCTTCTGTAGCAAGATCATTAATATTAGTATCCCAAACAAGTTTTTGCATGTTATTTTGTATATTATTCCATTGATCTAATGATTCAATGTAATAATGATACTT